GTTAGAGAGTTTTCGATATACCATTGACCAGTTGGTCCTTTAAAACCATGATCAAAGTATTTTACCCAAGGAAGATCTTCACCTTCTTTGGCTGGTAGGAAACGGATTACTGCATAACCATTACCTGCTTTATCACGTGTTGGCTTCCAGAAGCGGTCATCACCATATGATTTTTTGCCAGAACTACCTTCAGTAGACGCGACAGCGTTTACCAAATCATCGATAGCTTTTTTACGATTGTTTTTGAGATTTGAAAATGACATATTTTTACCTTTGTATTAACATTGTATTAGACTGAATTATCCACTATGTACTCATAACATAAAACGTATATTATATAACAAAACCATCACTTTGTAAACTGTTTTAACACTGTTTCTCGTATTTTATTTATATCTGTTTTAACGAATGGAGAATACTTGTGTATCTTACGAGACAGCTCTGGCCATGCTATAGTTTCTGTTATGTCTTTATCAGCTTTCCTCATAAAGTTAGTTAGCTGATTGAGTAACACAACAGACTCGAGACATATGCTACCTTGCATATATTCCCTAACAATTGCTGGATGTTGTCCATCCTGTGAAACCAGTAGCTCGTCAAATGAATCATATGTACAACTTAATGTAGACATGTCGTTCTTAAAGACATATGATATAGAGTCATGACGCTTGACCAAACCATTATAATACTTCTCAGCATTATCGTCGAGCATGTCTCCAACATAACTTACGTCATGTATAAAGTTTGATACCATAAACCTGCAAAGGTCTTGGCCATGCCGACGATGCAACTTATCGAAGAAGTACTTATCGCGACGTTTAAAGAAAGACTTAGAATTGACTCGAGTCTTAAAGTTAAACTTGATAGCGCAGTATTTATCGGTTTCGAAATGCAACTTAAGCGCATTATACATCGTGAAACAGTTAAACGCAGCTTCGCCAGCCATTACTTAAGGCAAGTCTCGTAGAGTGACTGTAGATCATCTGCATCTGTAGTTACTTCAACAAGATTCTGCTTATGGTACGTATTAGCCAACCGCTTTAAATGCTTCTTATCGATTCCTACGTTATCGCTTAAGTCTTCAATAGCTTCTTTAATGAAGTCCTTTTCGGCATCAATACGAAGCATAGAGTTTGAGATTTCTGTCATTGCTGTTTTGATCTTTTGACGATCAGTTTCAGCTGATGGGATAATAATACTCATATGTTGTTTCCTTTAGATTGGTAGTGTATTTCCACCAGTGTCATCCGTATTAATTAAACGGAGGGCACCAGCTTCGGCTTCAAGTTTAGCTGTAAGAGATTTACTCATAAGCTTTTTAATGTTGTCATAATCCATACCACGCTCTTCAATGATATGGGTTATAGCTTCAAGATACTTCATCCTCTTTTCAAGGACTAATTCTTCGACTAGAATACTAAATCGCTTCTTAGTCATAATCTTATGTTCTAGCACATTAGGTGGAGGTGTCATTATTGATCCATAACCCTTAATAAGATACAATCCTTATTGATTCTGTTATTAGGAACCTCAATCTTAGTAGTCAACTGATTAAACAGATTGTCTATTTGACGAGGGGTTTTCTTAAGAACCTCTGGTAAGAAGTCTTGAGGCTTTCGCAGTTTAGTAGCTCTGCTTAGTTTCTCATCGACATTCTTAAGCGTTGATCCAGATACTTCGAAACCTTTAGCATTATCAGACACATATTCGAATATCTTACGTTGTTTGACATTATAGACATACAAACGCATTGCAGTTGGAATCTGTATAGGATTAATAGAAGCTAGCTTTGAATCAGCGTCACTTGGTAAGTATTTAAGTTTAGCTACTTGTTTATCAGATGCTTTAGCTTTAGAAGCTCGTGGCTTACGAACTGCCTTACTTGCGAGTTGTGCTTTTTCAACATCAGCTAAGATTTCGTCAAGTTGTGATACTGCCTTCTTGAGATTACTTCGCTTTATATGACTATATGCATCTACAATATCTTCGTCTTTCTTATCGTAGGCATCTTGCATTTCAACTCGCAGGGTTAATACTCGATCAGCAAACATTTTAACGCCAGCACCCTTAATATCATTATTCTTTAATGACTTAAATGCATCGAACTGCGTGCTAAAATTATTAGCGTGCCAGCCTTCAACAACCATCTCATCAAACTCACTATATACTGTTTCCATCATCTTAACAAACATTCTATATTGAGGAGATACTGTTTTCTTTTCTGGCTGGCCATCATCTTCAGTAATTTCTTCTACTACAAGCTTACCTTGTTCGACTAAAGCCTGAATTCCAGTTGATATACGAGTTAATTCAGCATCACGATAAACAAAACCAGTAAACGATACAGCTACTAATTTTGATATAGGAAGACATGCATTATCTGGTACCTTCTTAAGACTCTTAAGATCGTCTTTGGAAAGCTTTAATACATCCTTAGCGTATGACTGTACATATTTTGCAAAGTCTTTTGGCTTATTAGCATAGTTAAACCAATTTGCTCCTGATGCCCACGCGTTCCAATAACCAGCGTCATCAGCTGGAGTAGTGGAAGCATCGAAGACTGGCATCTTGCCTAAATATATACCATCAATAGAGCCGCGATTGGATCTACCTTTAGCTCGTTTCTTATCTAATTCTACCGACATTGGTATTCCTCATTTGATTTAATATGGTAATTATAACATAACGGTAAGCAAAAGTAAACTGTTAATTTAAACAATTCATTTAGCTCCTACCGATATGTTGAATGTCGTCATTTGGAACCACTTGGTAACAGCCTTTATTATATGCAATCGATACAGTATAGTTCTTACTGACCTCTTGCTTATATGATTCATCAACTGTAGTCTGTATTGGTGAGCCGAGCGGTGCTGACTTATACTCAGGTTGTCCATCGTAGAGTGGGTTATCTTGCTTAGGTTTAAGTTCAACAAAGGGTGGCTTATATGGTTTACATTTATTCAGAGCTTTGCTTTTACGTTTACGACCAGTATGATCATACCTAAGAGAACCGACAGTAGAACCTTTCATCATTTACTCGCTAATATGTATAGACCAATGTTGGCAAATGAATAACCAAAATATGTTAGTAGCATGGGTAGGTTGCCAAACTTATACCATTGCTCTAACCCAATATACAGGTAAATGACACCAGTAAATGCTATTAACCATGCGCTCATCTGAAATCCTCGCTGCCGGTATCGGTAGCCTTATAGTTGTCATAGATATCAGTGCTCTCACGAACATAACGATCTACGTCTTTATAGAACATATTTTCTTCTGAAAATGCATCAATGTCTTTTGCGGTCTGAGTCGCTTCGCAGTTTTGAGCAATCTTCATTAGACGACGAGTTTCTTTTAGAGCAGCTTTGACTTGACGCTGTTCTTCTCGCATAATGCGCTTATGTGTCTTTTTAATCAACTTCAATCGAGCTTGTTTTGCTGCTTTAGTCATAATAGTCATTATTTGTCATCCTCATCGAATTCATTGATTTTTGAATTAATTAAAAATAAGCCAGATAGAGCTACGAGGAGTCCAGCTAACATAGTAATATTTGACTCATTCTCTATTAGAGGAAACGAGCTGATTAACATTGCAGTACCAAGAATTACTCTAATCATTATTCACCTCAATAGTAACTTTATAAGTCGTACCATTACGATCCATTACTTGAATAGTTCTTTTTGACGAGAGATACTGACCTTCGCTATTTAGATCTAAACGAGGGTTAGTTGAATCTTCGATATGAGTAGACATCTTAGTTGAATCTTCAATAAGAGTCTTTGATATGACTGCTGCTATGTAATCACAATATTCTAAATTTACCATAATATGTTCTCTAATCAATTTATTAATTTATAAGTGTATTATACACTACTGGTCGAGAAAGTAAACGTTTATTTTCACAAATGTGAATTATTTACATTCCGACCAGATATTGATTAGAAGTTGAAGCCTACGCCTACTCCAGCATTTTCTGCAGTATCAAAGGTAATCGTTACAGTTGCTGATTCATATCGTGCACCTAGCGCCACCGCAGCCTCGCCGTTGTAGTAACCAACAGCTCCTCTGAATCCATTAGTACCTCGAATCGCATTGGATGCTGCTATTGAAGCGGCAGTACCAGCATTGAAGAGTTTTTCTTGTTTGTTAACTAATGATTCGAAGTCTGATTCGACTTGAGCAATAGTAGAATCAAACATAGATTGCTGAGCATCGACTTGAGCCTGGAAGTCAGACGACAGTTGATCAATTCGAAGATCGAGTCGATCGATGTTTAGGAAGGTTATGTATTGAAGTTGGCTTCGAGTTTGACCTATCACATTGAATAACATTAACACATTGTTACCATCATCAATATTAAGCTTGTCGTGCAAGTCTTGTAGGTCTTGGTCCCATGGATCAGCAGCCAATACTGACGAAGATAGTGTTAGAATAGATAGTGCTAATATTGTCTTTTTCATAATATAGTCTCTAATTGATTTTATATACTAATTATATACCATCTGACGAGAAAGTAAACTAATTTCTTAGATTATTTTAGTAACTATTTCACATTTCTTATAACTTTTCGTTCTTATCGAATCCTCTAAAGGTTTTGAACCGAGGGAATCGAAGAGAGTAATGATCAGAGTTCTCACCAATAGTAATCGCATCAGCTCTTATCTCGACGACCTGACCCATTGCCTTACCCTTATCATCCCATATTGATCGTCTCATGCTATCAGTTAAACCTGATCCAACACTAACGCTGATGAACTTACCATCATCTGAACCCTGACATTGTATCGCTCCAAGATTACCCTTGTATTTACCAGTGCCTTCTTCTAGATCAATAATATGTAATGATACCTCAATAAAGGGTTTAGCTTTCAACCAGTTGTACGACCGTTTACACTCATACAGTCCACCGATAGGTTTAATCATTAGTCCTTCATAACCCTTTTCTAAGGCCACCCGATTCATTTCAGTGTACTCAGCTTGACCTTCTTCGGTATCTAAGTTGATAATACACCAATCAACTGGTACTAAACAGCTAGTTTTTGTGAAGTCATCTAATTGTTTCTTTCGCTGTACTTGGTCTAGTTTAGATTTTCCAGATTTAAACTCTTCTAATGTGATCATATCAAATATTGCCAGATATGCATCGTCAGTCTGAACGTCTTTCTTTCGATTAAGCTGCTTCATTAGAGCCTGAAAGTCACCACTCATTACTTCACCATCAATAACAACTGCTTCATCAGAAGAACCAACATAGTCTTCTATTGCTCTGTTTATATGAGGGAAGTTACTAAGTACCTTACCATTACGAGAATGTAAAACACATTTGCCATCTTGATGAATAGCAATTACGCGAACACCGTCATACTTATATTCTATGACGCATTCTCCAACCATCTTCTTCTCATGTTTAGCTCCATCGTTAGCAAGCATGCACGTAAAGGTAGGAACTCTAAACTTAATTTTAGATCTCTTAGCTACATTATTAACTGTCTTTTCACTAACACCACATCGAAGATCCTTTAATAGAATACGACGATACCAGTTGTTCCATTGATCAGATGTTGCTTGACATATAAGACTATCAATAGTATCAATTGCATTGTTTCCAGTTAAGGAGCGATCGATTAACGAATGAGCAACCTCTAGGAAGACATTCCACGAAAGGCCACTGCCGTCACTATCTGAGGCTTTAACACTCTTATCACTTACCCCGAATGTAACTAATGGATCTAAAGCTAAACACATTGCTTCCTGAAAGATCTCATCCTCGATATATTTAGCTAGTACCTCTTCTTTAAACAAACGGCTATTATTAGATTCTAACTCAACTACAACTGAAGCGTAATCCAAACTCATTTCTTATCCTTGTTTTTAGTCTTATCATTATCTTCAGTCTTCTTTTTCTTACCGAATATAGCATCAAAGTTGTCATTATACGATTGTTTATCAGTGGGCCTAACACTAGACCCCTTTCCACCATGCCATTGCTTAGTCATATTATGCCTTTTTAGAAGATTTGCGGGCGTTACCATGTTTGGCATTTGCATATTTTGCCATTTTGCTACCATAACCTTTTAATGCTTTTTCCATTCGAGGGCGATCTAGATTTGGTTGAGCTTCGATTACCTTTCTTACTGCTCTTAGCTCAGCTTGTCGTGAAGGAGTTTGAGAGAATTTAAGCTTTTCTACTACGATCTCATATAGAGATACTAGTTCTATTGGACCAAGACCCTTTATAAGATCTTTAGCTTCAGAGTTATAATCTCTATTTGGATTTACTTCGTCTTTTTTAAACTTTGACATATAGGTGTTGCTCCACTCGATTAAATAATAAGATAATTATAACACATAAATATCACTTTGTAAACTGTAAATATTAACCAAATTCGCGTAGTACCCAGTCTTCGGCCATATCTGTAACTTGTTGGATTGTCTTCTCGTTAGAGTCATATAGCACATCAGCAGAGAAAACCCAACCTTTACCGTGAGCTGAACCTCTCCACTTACGATAACCTATATTATTTTTGTTTGTTTTAAATACTTCAGCCTTGCGAGTTCCATCATCTGAATATAGTGTTTTGATTTTAGCGTTTGCAAGATACATCATATAATATTTCCTATTTAGTTACCAGAAGTTAGATCCATATTGAATGGATAACATTTCATAAATAATTCATCTTCTCTACCGTATGCTTCAATTTCCCAAGGTTGTTTACTATATGGAACATTATCATATAGTTCACCATACCAGCGTATTCCTTGCTCGTCTAATTCACCCTTTAAGAATTGTTTAATGTGAACCATCTCATGGACGATAGTTCTCATCTGCATTAAGAAGCCAACCTTCTTACCTTTATGAGTCTTAGCTATCTCAAGTTCACCTTCTTCTTGATCAGCTATAGCCCATCCATATGATTCATCACCTTCTTCACCGCATTCAGTGACAAACCGAATCTCGAGGTTTGCTTCATGATCGGCAATACCTAGTTCTTTACATAGTCGAGTCAATAATGTCTCAACTACTTTGCGGTTCTTACATCTGCCTGTTATTTCATATATCAACTTGATAACCTCATTTAATAGGATAATTATATCATACTATCCCGAGAAAGTAAACTGTTAATATTTACACTTTCTCTAATCTAGACATCAAGCGGTCTGCGCGATTCGTTACTTGTTTATACCATCGTGAATCTCTTCCTTCGACCGCCGCCAACTTCCAGTTAGCTGATTCTGCAGCCCTAATCATTTTCTTAAACTTAGAGAGTTTACCTCTACCAAGATTAAATGCCATATTGGCAAATACTTGCTTAGCCTCTTGCGGATAGCTATCCCAACCAGAGAACAACACTTTACAGTCTTCAATAGATACCTTAACGTCTAATATGAATGCTTCATTAACTCTTTCTGGTTCAACAACTGTCCCAACTGGCATGCCTTCTTCGAACTCAAACTTTTGAATAAGATGACCAATTCCAAACGTAGGATAACCTAAATGGTCTAGGTAGATTTCGTACTTTACGCCTTCGTCTATCTCAAGCTGCGTTCTTAATAGTACCAAATCAATCTCAGTATTCTTATCTCCTGAGCCAAACATGCTGCATGCTTGTCGAATTCTACGCGACATTCTCATCTATTTGTCCTCTACTACTATATTGGCTAGCATTAGTTCAAACTCTTCAATTTTGCCAACTCGATCAGGCCAATGAATGTAATCCTTTTCAGGATTTTTCTTTAGATTACTTAGTAGAGGTAATATAGCATTATATAGCTTGTTTAATTTCTCTTCAGCATCTTCTGCTGTATGATTTAGATCAGTTAAATCGGACTGTGCTCTTTGAACCACTTCAAGCTCGTCTTCATCGACTGCAGTAAAACCAAAATCAAATATATCCGACATTTACTTCTCCATTGGAGGATTCTTTTTAGATTCCTTCTTTCTATCTTTATGCTTAATTGTTCTAGCATGTGTTGGTGTAGACTTTCTTGGCTTAAAATCTTTAGTCTTCATATTATATATAACTCTTCTCTAATCAATTTATATAGGTATTATACACTACTGGTCGAGATTGTAAACGTTTACTTATGTTAATATTAACAAAATTTAGGCAAAAGAAAGGGCGACCGAAGCCACCCTAACTGTTGTACTATATAGACTTATTATGGAGTATCTGTTACTAAGTCAGCAGAGCTAAAGTTAACACCAACAAGGTCGGCAGAACCGGCTATATCAGCTATAGTCGTTACACTAGTCTCTATCTCGTAGTAGTGAACAGGAGCCGAAGCTAATTGACTTAAGTCCTGCGTAGCACCACTATTATAGATAGTCGCTAGGTTAGCACTCTCGTCTGTATCCCATATCGCAATTTGATTCACGCGACCATCAAACGATTGGGGTGATGAGGTACTATACTTACCTATTTTAAACTGTTCTGCCTTTATATCTCCGTCATAACCATTACCTGTCTGTTGTACCTGAGATATAGCGTTAGCACCATTTACGCTCATAGTGAATCTAGTGATATAAGAGGCAATATCAGCAGAGTTAACTCCTGTAGTTCCACCGTCATAAGTAACTAATATGTGATTCCATTGGTTTAAAGGTAGTGTACCTACACCAAAGAAAGCAATCAAATTATTCGTTTGGCCGAATACGAAACTTATATTGCCACCGCCAAATTGATTGATTGCTATCTGACCATCAGTTGCTACATCAGTACCGCCGTAGTAAAACAATGTCTCAGTATTTGTACTTGACGAAGGCTTCATCCACATTGATATAGTCCATGCATCAGAAGCACCAGAACCGTTAGCAGCTCTCCGAAGTACTGTTACATCAGAAGGATTACCCTGTAGTACTGTTCCTGAAGCAGCAGTAAAGTTAAGAGAGTTAGAGTTAGTATAAACAATTTCGGCAACTGTTACAGTAATAGTAAACTCAACAGTACCACCGATAGCATTACCAGCTTTGCAGTTAACTACAATAGTATCTGCAGATGTTCCAAGAAAGGCTGGAGCAGTACCACTTAATACACCAGTATTTTGATTTAATATCATCCAACTCGGAGCATCTAATTCAACATACTGATTAACTATATTATCGCTAGATACGATTTGAAAGTTTAATGCATCACCTTCTGTAACTGTTACAGTTTGATCAGCAATAGTTGGTACGAAATTAAGATCTGGTTGACTACCTTGACCTATAGTTTGTTTTGAAATTACTGGAATAGAGTAATATGCTCTATTACCTTTAACGCCAAAGTATAAGCTAACACTAGAGCCAGGAGCCGGAGACTGTTTAGCGGTAGCTATTTTATGACCTTTATCTTCGTCATATAAAGTCAAATCACCATTATCAGTAAATCTTAAACTAAACATACCTTGTATAGTTCCTGCACCACCACCATCTCTATATTGATTTAAACTTGCAGAATAGAAATAACCACCAGATGGAGAAGTTGCATTCGTATTAGCATTCCAATCTGAAACTCCAGAAGAAGTATCAAACACGATAGCTTCATTGGTTTGGTATATGAATATATTATCTAATTGCTCTTCAGCAGTGCTAACTCCACTTGATGCACCAGTATAATTCGTACCAAAGAAATCTCCTTGACCAACCTCATCAAGCATAAACATGATCTTTTCGCCTGCGACAATAGATATGTTTGATTTGATTATAGTATGATCTTCAATTCCATTTACGATTCCAGCTTCAGAGTTATCAAAATCATGAACGATGGTCCAATCTTTTGTCGATATGATTCCGTTAGGTAATACACCATTTGACCAAGTATGCATTTGGACATTGAAAGATGTAACAGCTAAAGCTATAGTAGTCTTAGCTATTTCTACTTCAGGACTAACAGATATATCTACTAAAGTTAAGAACCCTAATTCATCAAATCTTAGCGCTAAAGCATCACCAGTACCTACTACATATTTAGTTCCATTGGTTGTATTAGTCAAAGTAGTATTTGAGCCAGCTATAAAACCACCAGCGTAGGTAAAAGCTGTATTCCAATTAGATTGCGTTACCGACCCACCATTATAGGCAGTTGCTACTTCAGGTCCATCCCATATACCAAGTATTAGATTAGCACCTCCATTACTCTGAAAGTTCCACTTAAATTCATCTCCTTGAGTAAGTGCTTGACCAAAGTAAAATGGTAATTGCTGATTTACTGTAGAGTCATTAGTAGATACTGCTACTTCTGTATTAGCATTAGTTCCATATGAAATAAACCATTTGTCATTTGTAGCACTTAAAGAAGATCCACTAACCATATTAGAAGCGTCGATAGTAATCTCTGAAGCATCTGACATAACTAATATCAAATCGGTTCCAACTACTGAACCACTAACTACGTTAGTGCTAGAACCTGTAGCTAAAGTCGTAGCATCAATAGTGATTATAGAACCGTTATTTAATGATAATTGAATATCGGTTCCAACTACTGTTCCACCGGTTATAATTGTATCGTTATCTATTGCCAAGCCACCAACGCCAACAGTGATAACGCTTGCATCACTCATCGTTAATTCAAGGTCAATACCATTAGCATTCAATGTACCACTTACAACGTATAAGTTTGTATCTACTGCTAATGAAGTAACATCAATCGTAACCGTACTAGAATCACTAGCTGTTAATGTAAGAGTGTTACCAACTAAAGAACCGAAACTAATAGTAGTATTTTCGTCTACTGCTAAACTTGAAGCATCAACTGTGACGGTAGTAGCATCGTCCATAGTCAATACTAGATCAGAACCACTCAGTACTCCGCTTGCTACAAAGTTATTCGTATCAACACCTAGTGTAGTTACATCTGTTGTATAAGATGTACCATCATTCAATGTTATAGTTAAGTCGTTACCGCTTAAAACAAAATCAGTTACTGGATTGCCTTGTGATGCGAACGTTAACGCGTTGCTGAATAAATCGTTTAGTTGAGTTACTGCTAGGTTCAATACAGAGTTAACCAATGTTCCATTAATACTAACACCACTAACTGGAAGACTTTCAACCATGATCTTTTGACCATCTTTAGCCTTAATCTGTATGTTTGTACCATTAGCCACAGCCTGTAGGGTGTTAACGGGGTGAGGTATTAATAGTGAGTCAGCGCCCAAAGATAAGTCTCTAAGTAGGATTGTAGCTCCTGTAGGGTCTAAACCGAAGTCCATTGCTGCATATTTCAAGTAAGGACTGATTAGCTCAATATCCTTATCTTCAAAGAGTCTGTTATGTACTGTAGCCTGATAACGTAAGAGGCCAGTGTTAGGATCAACAGTATCACCTTGACGTACTTGGAAAACACCTAAATCTGCATCATCAGATATACGTACCTTTACGATCTCAGCGAATAATGTAGTACCTGCTCTAACGTCAACAGGGTGATCAAAGAACCATTCAATTACATCGTTTGGATATATATGGGCGGCAGCTGATGATCGAGCCGAAGCTCTAGGAAGAACTTGCATATACACCTGTCTACCGCTAATAGTAATACGATATTCAAGTCTAATTGAAGAATCTACTTCTTCAGCTGCTGTTGTAGTAATACCAAGACCTGTGATGTTAATACCAAAGTAGTTATTACCACTGTATCCTGTTGATGTAAGAGGATCAGGACTTCCACCTAAAGGCAGAGAAAACATATCAGTATAAACCCTACCGCTAGGTGGAATAAATCCAGACCCGTCTCGGTTAGCAGTAATACTTTGATCTTTTAGTCCACCCCACATAGGAAAGAAGTTAATGTCGCTAGTCAAGTTGGTAAAGAATATATTCTCTGAACCTGAAGACATCTTATGTTGTTGGCCAAGGAAGAGCGAGTTTAGAGTTGTTTCAATTGCTCTATCAGTAATAAGCTTTCGTGATGCTGGGTCGTATCTAAGGTGGTCAAGGGCCAGTTCTTGTTCTGTTGTTACTTCATTAACAAGCTTGGCGCCTTCAGCATTGATGTAGTCTACAACCTGCTGAGTTGTGTATGATAAGTCATCAACTAAAAACGTACCATCCTTATCAGTTATACGACGCTCATTACATCGTGATAAAAGTATACGATCATCGCCATTCTCATCTTGTCTATCGGTTCGACGAACAATGATTCTATTTAATTGGGTTGGATGCAATTCTGCCGTTACTGTTCCTAAGAACTTTGGCTTTATGCGGGAGTTATCGAAAAAGACACAACCTCTTGTTGTATCTGCATAAAGTTTTATAAAATTTGCTACTGACATTTATATATTTCCTGTTATAAAGATACAAAAAAGGTTAATGATAATGCTTCGAATTCTAGATCTTCAGTTGACTTTGCTTCAATGGTAAAAGAACCAGCGGTGTCCCAGCTTGTTCCATCTAAAGTATCACCTACGAAAAACGATATTAGTTCCTCATTAGGATATACAACAGCTGCACCTTGAGACATTTCTAAAGCGTTAGTTGTTGTGACAAAGGTACCTGCACCTAAACCAGTATCTGGAATCGTAGCAACACCGTTAGCGTTACCATCAAATCTCAATCTAAGAGATAATGATGATTCATCAACGTCAGGTGTAGCGAGATGAAGAATACGAACAGAAACATAAGATCCTGCGTTTAACCCTGCGCAGCTAAATCGACCTTCACCTACGTCATAAACGCCGTTTCCATCACCATATGTTGTCCCATCTGGTTGAGCGGCAGCTCGACATCTAAGCGGGACTAGGTCGTTTCTAATTGCCTCATAGTTATCTAATACAATCTTTGTCCATGTGTCTGCTACGAGGCTTTGTACTGTGTTAGTAGCCGAAGGGTCATAGTAATTAGACACTAGACCATAATATCCCTGGACCTCATTAGCAGTATGGGTGTAATCAATCTGATCTGTTTCTATTAGGCTGTTTTCATCAAGAGTTGGAACACCCTCTGGTATACCGTACTCTGACTCATAGTTGCCCATATCAAACTTACCCGTAATAGGGTTAATTCTATATTTAGACATATTTGTTCTCCTTAAACTGTTCGTTCAGAAGAAACAACATTATCATCCACGTCATAGACATACACAATAGTCGCAATTAATGTTCCGCCTGCTTGAAGACCACCTCTAAAGTAATCGATTTGGACTAGGTTACTTGTTGAAGTACCGCCACCCGTGCCGTAGGCATATGCTACGAAGTCGTGAGGACCTACACCAAATCCTGTCTGCTTGCTGTTCGCTGGTAAATGTTGATAGTTATTAAAAGCCATAGTGTTTTCCTACTTATTCTGATAGTTATTAATGATCTTAAATGATCTACTATTATTTATAATAGATCCAGACTACAGACGCAAAAAAGGACCACCGAGGCAGTCCTTTTTAGTATTATTTTATCCTTAATTAATTTGTAATACTCTTCAAATGTATCGTCTGATATTATTTATAAGAGTCAGCATTTTAACATTATTCTGCTATATGTCTATATATTTCTTTCCAATTTGCAAAGCGAGGATGCTCTGCCTCAGAGTTAAATTGATGTGCTATTAACAATGGATCAAGACCATACTTAGCACCATTCTCGGCATTTGCATCTAGATCCTCAACCCAGTAGCAGTTACTTCCTTCCCACTTGGCCAATGCGCTATCTTTGGACGCGCCACATGCTCTGAATGTAAATCCATCGAATACTTCAGCTCCAAAGAGCATTTCAAGGTTCATTATCCTTAGCTTCTGTGCGTGTTTATCAGCCGATAGACTAGTGATAACATGAAATTTGTATCCATGTCGATAATAGAGACGTTTGATATAATGTACTGCATCTCTAAGGGGTGGTAGGAAACCAATCGCGGCAGAGTCATTGAATACTCTAACTGCCCGCTTCGCTTGTTCTGCAGTTATACCATATCGAGTAGCAACGTTATAGCAATCGCTATCAAGGACTTTAAGTCCATTAGTTTCATTGTAGACATCATATGCAAATAACCAATCACATAATACACCATCACAATCTACTAGTATAATCTTATCTTTTGAATCTATCATATATTATCTCCTATCTACCGAATAACTTTCTTCGGCGATATTCTTTAATGGCATCCCATAATTGAGATGTCCAATTATCGCGATGTTCAACGAACACTTGGGTTCCTTCATCACCAGCGATTACTATAACCAATTGAGTTATAGGTTGACCAGTACGTTCTTCAACCATGATTGCGTAAGCCGCAGTCTGCATGAAGTATGAACTAATCCATTCTTTCTTTTTAGTCTTACGACTTGTCTTATAGTCTATAATGGCTGGTTTGCCATTCCATACGCCAACACAA